GCATTTTCATGCTGACTATGTTGACCCTTCTTGGGCTGATAGCAAGAAGTATGTTTCTCAAATTGGTCGACACGTGTTTTATTCAGAGAGGTTAAAGGATGGCAAGTAGAGAAGAAAAGAATCAGTTCTCAATGATGATCATGCAAGCAGCAATTAATCAAAAGACTGATCACATAAATGCTATTGCATCTTACTGTGAAAAGAATAATTTTGAGATCGAAATGGCTGCGGGATTGATTAATGAATGTTTAAGGAGTATCATTGAAGGTGAGGCAATGGAAATGCGTTATCTCCCAAGAGGCAGTCGACTTCCTCTATGAAGAACGTTCTGACTGAGTTCCCATTTTGCCTCGTTGGAATGACAGAAGAAGATGCAAGAAAACATTGCGTCGATAATGACCTTTTGTTTAGATGCGTTGAAAGAAATGGGGATAAAGTTTCACATGGTCGTGATGCGCGTATTGATAGAATCAGCGCCGCTATTGAGAATAATATGATTGTAAGAGCGTGGTTCGGATAAATGGATATTATTTTTATAACTTTAACATGAACGGATATGAATTCTATAAGCTGTACAATGCAGTCAAGCTGCATTTCTCTAGCGAAGGCTATAACTTCTTCACCTTTGATGGGCATATTAGATCATCTCCTGATGCCTTTGAACGTCGTAAGGACAAGTACATCTTTCATAAACTTGCAAGAATGTACAAGGAAGATGAGGCTGTAAGTTTTCTTGTTGCCAACTTTGTTGATGGTAATGCCAGCTGGTCTAGAAAACTTGTGTCTAGTGAAGCTGCTAAAGCCTACGCAGAATGGCAGCGTGTTACAGAATCAATGAGCGAGACGTTTAAGAATGATCTTGCTCGCGTTGTTCCAGTGCCAGCTGAGTTCAACAAGTTATTCGAAGTCAATGATGGGCAGTTACCCAAACTCATGGTGTGTCTCCAGCAGAAGGATGTAACCATTGAGACCATGGTAATTCTAAACAACATTCTTGGCTTCATAAAGGTTTGGGATAAGAAGATAGAAGACGACATCATCTATCCCAAAGCGTCAATGAAGATCCGTAAATATGGATCATTTCTTAACGTAAACGTGGACAAGTATAAAAACTTGTTAAAGTCGCATTTGACTTCTGCTTGATTATACTATATAATAATATGGTGATGAAGAAAGTGGATAAGTCGTTTATACAATTAATACAAACATACGGAGTATACAAACATGAGTTTAGCAAATCTTAAGAAGGGTTCTTCTCTTGACAAGTTGAAGCGTGCTGTTGAGCAATCACAGTCAGGTGGTGGCGGAGAGAAGAAGGGTGCCGATGATCGCATTTGGTCGCCCGATGTTGATAAGGCTGGTAATGGTTATGCTGTGATCCGATTCTTGGATACACCAGCAGTTGATGGTGAAGATGGGCTACCTTGGGTTCAGGTCTGGAACCATGGCTTTCAGGGTCCTGGTGGCTGGTACATCGAGAACAGTCTGACCACTCTCGGCAAGGCTGACCCTGTTTCTGAGCACAACACCGTTCTATGGAACTCTGGCATCGAAGCCAACAAGGAAATTGCACGTAAGCAAAAGCGTCGTCTTTCTTACATCGCAAATATTCTTGTGATCTCTGACGCAAAGCGTCCTGAGAATGAAGGTAAGGTGTTCCTTTACAAGTTCGGCAAGAAGATCTTTGACAAGATCAATGAGCAGCTGGCACCACAGTTCCAGGATGAGACTCCTCTTAATCCGTTTGACTTCTGGAAGGGTGCTAACTTCAAGATCAAGATTCGTCAGGTTGAAGGCTATCGCAACTATGACAAGTCTGAGTTTGAATCACCTTCAGCATTGTTCGAAGGTGATGATAACAAGATCGAGAAGGTCTGGAAGAATGCGTATTCCCTCAAAGAATTCGTTGACCCAAAGAACTTCAAGTCTTATGATGAACTGAAGGCAAAGCTGAACAAGGTTCTTGGTGCTGGTGGCGCATCTGCTGCCTCTGCTAAGAAGATTGACGACGAGGAAGCATATAGTGCTCCTGTTCGTTCGGCTCCTGCCAAGAAGGTCACAGCTGAGGCGACAAGCCTATCGGATGACGACGACATGTCGTACTTCGAACAGCTGGCTGCTGAGTAAAACTTCTTCAATAAGCACAGAGTGCGTTTAAGTTGAAGTTTGAGGGGGACTAGAAATAGTCCCCCTTTTTATTACACCATTGATACTGTAGTGAATGCGCTTGGGTGTGAGAAGTCTTTTGCTAGTGCGCGAGTGAAGGTATCTTCTACTAATCTTGCACTTGCTTTCACTGAGTGATCTGGGTTCGGTGGTTTTGGTGATGCCTGAGGTCTGGCTGGAACAGAAATTCGCGGTGCAGGGGAAACATTTGAAGCAACCATTTGTTCCTTCGCAGCAGTGACTTCGGTTGTATTCTCAGCAACTGCTTGAGCATACGTTGGTGGTGTCTCAACTGGAGAAGCTGTTGGATCAGTAGATGGTGTTGGTGGAACTGGAGAAGCTGTTGGAGGAGAAGCTGTTGGAGCAGAAGGTGCTGATATAGCAGCAGCGGCTGGACTACTATCTCCACCATTCCCTGCAATTGGAGCAGGTCCAGCCTGCGCGACTGCATCCGGAACATCCGGAACTTGTACAGATTGCCCAGTACTAAGATCAACATCCTTTCCATTTGCATCAGCTACAATAGGCTTTGATCCTGGTGTTGGATTGTCTGGTGTTGGAGGTGTTCCGCTCGCCTGAACGTGCCATGCTTCATTGTTTAATGGTCTAATCAATCCAAATAGAGCTAGGAATGAATCAGTAGTCATCTTCTGACCATTAACAACTGAACCGTCAATTGCATCAATACCAGCTGCGCCCTTTGAATTAATATCAACAGCAAGACCAGAATTATGCGCGCTGCCCTTGCCACCTAATGCTTGTGGTAATGCAACCCACTTTCTAGTTGCTGCTTTGAGTTTCGCATCATCCCAATCTGGGTGTTGCTTTTTTATTTCAGCATACTTTTTATTCCAAAGTTCAAGCTGTTTAGCATCACTTCTGACACCAGATGTGATCATTAAAGTTTTGCCAGTTGCATCTTTAAATGCTGCAGCCATTTTAGCAACACGGTCTTCAAATCCGTCATCGAGACCTTTAATGTCTACACCAGAATTTTGTAGTGTTACTACTTTGCTTAGATCTGGAGCCTTACCGCCAGAAACTGTAATACTATCATTCGCTGCTTTTTTATCTGAAGATCCACTTGGTGGTGAACCTCCAGCCATGTTTGATCCTTGAGGTGTTGCTGTTGGTGTTGGTGCTGCTGCTGCTGGTGCTGCTGCTGCTGGTGCTGGTGGTGCTGCTGCTGGTTCTGCTTCTGGTGCTGCTGCTGCTGGTTCTTTTGGTGGTGCTGCTTCTGGTGCTGCTGCTGGTTCTTTTGGTGGTGCTGCTTCTGGTGCTGCTGCTGGTTCTTTTGGTGGCGCTGCTCCTTCTTTTGGAGGAACAGGTGCTGCTGCATCGCTGCCTTTTAAGAATGAGAATGGAGCAAAATGAATAGGACCGCCGAACGCTTTCGGCAATGGTAGTGTAAAGTCGACTTTAAGGAGCATATCTTTGAGAAAGTCCCAAATAGCTGAACCTATTTTTTTATAAAGGTCTAATTCCGCGCTAAAAAACTTATATATAAGTTCACCAGCTTTAATAAGCAATGGAAATGCTGCTCCAATAGCGCCACCGATGAGTCCATAGAATTTCTTTAGACTGAACATGTCTAAAATTTCTTCGACAAAATCAGAAACCTTTTTAACATTTTCACCAACCTTATCAACACCTTCACCAACTTTTGAAACTTCTTCTTCAGTTGCTGGATTTGGTCCTTTAACAGTCTCAGCTTTGCCTTCCATAACCTTACTTGCTGTTCCGCCTGCTGCAGCGCCTGCAAGTGCTGCACCACTATTTCCAATACCTGCAACTTTTAGAGCAGATGGGCTTAGGTTCATTTTTTGTCTGGCAGTCTCAGCTCCAACCATTTTCTTGGTTTTAATGTCGTGATATCTACCAGTTTCTTTTGAATACTTGAGACCAGAATCTTTCTCGAGTTTTCTCATTGCTTTCTTGGTTGTTGGAACTTCCTTTGAAGGACTTGCACGAAGTTTATTGGCAATACCTTCTACAACAGAACGAATTTCTTTTACAATGTCAAAGATTTTACTAATATTATCAGTTAAATCTTTTTGAACAGTTTCCTTTTTCTCTGCTTCTTTCTTTTCTTTTTTGGGCTTTGCCTTTTCGTCTAGATTAAATTTCTCTCTGAGTTTTGTTAACTCTTTATCATCAACTTTCTTACCAAAAATTCTATCAATCATTGCAGCTGATTTTGGATCTGCACCAAATGCCTTGGCAATATTACCATATCTGGACTTCACACCAGTCTTGGCTGTTTTAAATTCTTGTTGTAACTCAAATGATTTCTGAGCACCTTTGACGCCACCTTTGAGTCTTCCGATAACACCAGTTTTGCCTTCTAGTTCTTTATTAAAGGCTTCTTCCTGAAGTTCTTTTAGCTTATCATTCTTTATACCATCATCTTTTTTAGAGCGTTTCTTTTTACCAGAAGCTGTTGACTCAAGTAAATCCTCAAGTGTCATATCTGGATTTTTCTTTAAAAGATCAGCTAGTTTTGCTTTTTTATTAATCTTCATTATCTTCTTCTGCTCGATCTAACTGCGGATTTCTGCGCTAGTTGTTGCTGTTGAATACGTTCTTTTTCTTCCTTTAACCAATTCAAAAGCATAGTAACGTATGACTGCCTTTCCCAAGGAATCATATTTTCAATATCACTCAAAGACCACTTGTGATGCTGAATCAAACTAAAATTACAACTAAAGTAATTTTTCAAATTATCATAACCAAACATTAGCCGAAAAAATCGTTGATTCCTTGCACCACAATCGTGTGCTCAAAGCCACACTTACCACATGTTACCTGTTTCTGAGTCTGAACATAGGGCATTGTATTGAAGAAATTAGTGAATAACTTGACCTGCTCAATACCAATAGACCCAAGGAACTCAAAAACTTCTTCTTTATCTAAAGTATCAGCCATATATCTAGAATTTTCATCAAAGACATAATCTAGATGTTCGTAAATTAACTCAAGGATATTTTCTAGTTCTTCATTATCTGAAGCAATTGAATTTGCAATCTTAATTGACGGGTACTTTAGTACCACACCAACATTATCAGAAAGCATTATTTTATTAGAATGCCCTTCAATTTCTTGGAATTTAACTTCGTTCAGTTCAACATCAAACTTCATATTTGCGCCACATGGATTTTCTTCAACCACGTTTTCGCACTTATATGTTAATTCAAGGGTTTCACCAACGGAGTTTAAACGCAGATGAATAAAGATCATCTCCAGATCAAACATCGGAAGATTCTCAATATCAACTTTTTCTTCTAGAACGCAGTTATTAATAATCTGCTTAACTGTACTTAGAAGCGTCTCAATATCTTCTGCTTGTTTTGCCATCAATAGTAATTTTTCTTCTTTTACTAAAAATGGTCTAAACTTTACCTTACGATTTAATGATTTTAAATATACATCAAATGTAGGATAATTAATCTTAGGTAATGCCATAATCTACTCCATGTTTAAATTACCGACCACCACTCGCGCCACCCCCACCAAATTTTCCGCCACCGCCAATGAAACCACCCGACGAGGAAACTGGAAGTTTTGGAGGAGTAACTCCACTATATTTTTGAACCTTGTCTAGAGGACCAGAACTTACTTTAATGTCTTGTTGTTCTTCGTTTTTCCATCGATCATATTTAAATGTTACTGCCAGGCGATGAATATCGTCGCCACTCCAATTCAGCTGTAGCGGAGCAACGGTAACTGGGTATGCATTAAGAAGTTTGCAAGTAAAGATTTTAATTGGTATATCTTGTTGTCCAAGCTCATCTTCACCCTTTGAATAATCTGCGAATTGAATAATATCAATAGTTGTCTGATATTCTTCTTTATATCCTAAAAGGTATGATGTTTTAGGGATGATTGTTTCCATCCAAGAATCGAAAAACTTCTTTTCCCAGAAGTCACCTGCGCAAATAAAGTTTAAAGTGATATCACTATAGGAAGCACCAGCGGCAACGAAAGTCGACGCGCCGAAAATCTTAGACTCGACCGTGTTAATTGTATAGCCTGGAAGTTCCGTCGAATCACACTGTAAAGTTAAATCTTCGATATTTGCGCCTTGAATCTTGATCGGAGGCTGAGCAATTTTAACTTCGAATTTAGAAACTCTAGCGTAACCAGAGTGTCTATCGAAATTGCTTATAAAGTCGTCTACTTTAAATGACATTAGGTACGATACACCATTTTCTCGAATGGAAGGAAGATAGCTGTTTCCCAGTTATCTGGTTCGATATAAACAAGCGACGAGATAATGTGTTGAAACAGATATCGTTTAACACAAGGCTCGAACATTCTATAACGACGAGATTTAGCCAACAAATTATATGATAATTGTAATTTCGTCGTATCATCGTATTTATCATTATTGGCGAAATCTAATAGCCTGTCCAACAGAGCCAATCGGCTGTATGGATCGAGATAGTGAAGGTTCAGCCCCAGAAACCCATCCTGATATACTTCCATCGGAATGACCAGCGGAAACTTATCCCACACTGGAAGGGTATCTTTAAACTTAGGATCATAGTGGTAAAGGTACATCTTGCCGATAAAGGCTCGACCTGCGATACGTTTTGCATCGTTTAGAACATTGGATCGGTTCGTAGGAATTTTCATTGCAGCGATATTTGCACCGAGCCATGCTCTGGCTGCAGAACTTCGAGGTTTTATTCCAGCCGCAGTTAGCTGTTTGCTTACTTTATCGAATAGTGATGGCATTATTTGAATATCTCGTTTTCTGTTATAACCTTAAACTGCCAGTTGCGGTCTTTGCAATACTCAACCGCAGCTTTCCATTTCGCCTCGTTCACACCCCAAGTCACCACCTCACGGATATATTGGCGAGTGATTTTAGACTTTTTCTCTGGTGCAACAGACTGACTGGCAGGTTTCACCTCAAGAATCATCGCCTCTTGAATACCATTTCTATTCTTTATTCTCACGAAGAAATCAGGGAAGTAACGATGCCAACGATTATCAATTGGTGATAAATAGGGTATGACGATCTCTTCATTCGACCATCCAATCACACTCGGATTATCATCCAAGTGCACCATAACTCGGCGTTCCCAAAGAGATCTGTACCAGATGCTCGTGGGGTCACCTAAATATTTATTAGTGTGTTTAGGACTGAATTTGCCTGAGTATGCCATGAAACTATTTAGTAGGAAAGAATAAGATGGATGTATTT